CTATCCAAAGGCTGTCCGGGTGAAGGGAACGCTGCCTAATGCCAACCTACGACTTCAAATGCCCACGATGCGGCATCACGATTGAGCAGACCCGAGGCTACGACGACGACACGCCAGCGCCTACTTGTGGCGACTGCCTAACGAGCCTTGAGCGAGTATATTCATCCGCCCCGGGAATCATATTCAAGGGAGATGGGTGGGCAGGGAAATCGTGAGTCACTTCGCTTGGTTGCTTTTTTCTTTCCTTACCTTTGCAGCAGGGTATGGATTAGGTTTATTCAACAATCGTTTGCATCAGCAGATTTTGATGGAGCAGATTGAGGAAGTACGCGAGCAACTTGATGAAGTTCGCGAATTAGGATTTCAAGCAATGGAAGAGATGTTGGAACTCGACAATGATCCAACAATCAATGACCTCAAGAAGATGATTGAGGAATCAGAATTCTCATCGAACGATGAGATGCAACACCCAAACAAAAGGAAAAATAAATGACTGCATTCGCAGCTCCAGCATCTTCACAAGGTGCATCAGTAAAGCCCGGCGATCTTCAGGGTCGCCTACTCATCATCAAGCCAGTTCAATATAAGACTGGTATTCAGACCTCTCTCGGCGAGGCAGAGGCAATCGAGGTTGACATCGTTGACCTTGACAACAATGAAGAACATCTCGGTGTTCTCTTCTTCAATGTGGCTCTTCGCTCAGCGTTGAAGCCAAATATCGGCAAGCAAGTTTTGGCTCGCATCGGCCAAGGCGTTGCAAAGCCGGGCAAGAGCGCCCCTTGGGTTCTCATCAATGCCGCTGATACTCCAGCGGATGTAGAAAAGGCAACTGCCTACCTTGCTGGCGAGATTACAAAAGGCGCTTCCGAGCAGCCAGTAACAACTCTCGCTGTCACTCCTGAGATTCAGGCGTTGATCGACAAGCTAGGCGCAAAGCCTTTCTAACCTAACTTTCCCAACAGGGGAATGGGAAGCGTTGAGATGGTTCTTGAGGGGCTAACCCTTTCACCCTCACTTGGTTCGATTCCAAGCAACGCACATGGCGAAAATACTGTTCAAACGAACGACTCCGTTTTCGGAATCGTGTGGTTTCGTCGTTGCAGATGAGTATGGGGAGTACGAAAGATGCGACGAGGATTCTGAATTTGGAATGTATTTTCGCCACTCTAATTCGCGAGTGATGTGGGTTTCGCTTTGCCAATATCACACGATCTATCAGGAAAGCGTTTGGATAGGGGAGAACAGTCGTGAATCCTGATGTCTGCTACGAGCATGGCAATACCTGCGAAGACCCGCATTGCATTTGTTTTGTCTTGATGAAAGAAGACTGCGAACAATGCAATCCGATTGAAATCGTCAAGGAGGATGTGTGATCGAGATACTCCAAGCCGCACTTGACTTCTACGACGCTGGCGTTTCAGTCGTTCCGGCAGCGATGAATGGCACGAAAGCGCCAATCACTTCATGGAAGCAATATCAAGTCACTCGCGCCGATCGTGAACAACTCCAAGCGTGGTTTGCTGGCAATCAAACAGGGATTGGAATCATCACAGGTGCAGTATCGGGCAACCTTGAGATGCTTGAACTTGAAGGCAGGGCAGTCAATGGCGGCTTGCTTGATGAAGCTCGCGAGATTGCTCATTCATCAGGTCTTGGCGAATTGTGGGAGATCATCTCCAACGGTTATGTGGAGTTCACGCCATCAGGCGGTCTTCATTGGCTCTATCGCATCGCCGATGAGCCAGTTCCGGGCAACACCAAACTTGCTCGCAGACCGGGTGAGAATGACACCATTGAAGTATTAGCGGAGACGCGTGGTGAAGGCGGTTTTGTTGTTACTAGCCCCTCACATGGCGCGACGCACCCATCAGGTCAGCCTTGGGTTCTTCTCAAGGGTTCGCCAGCGCTCATTCCAATGCTTTCAATGGAAGAGCGCAATGCTGTTCACGACATCTTCAAAGCTCTTGACCGAATGCCTCACAAAGAGCAAGTCGTACAAAATCTTTCACAATCCGTACAAAATTCGACAGGGGAAAAACCGGGTGATGACTTCAACGCAAAGGCTCAATGGTCGGATATTCTCATCGACTGGAAACAAGTCTTCACAAGTAACGGTGTCACTTATTGGCGACGACCCGGCAAAACTACTGGCATCAGCGCGACAACTGGTCGCAATGATGGAGATAATCTTTATGTCTTCACCACAAGCACAAGTTTTGAAGCCGAAAAGCCTTACTCAAAATTTGCAGCCTTTGCCCACTTGCACCACAACGGAGATTTCTCTTCAGCAGCCAAGGATTTGAGAAGCAAAGGTTTTGGTTCTTCTTCCTTGCCTAACTTGCCGAATATCTCGGATTTGATTCAACAAAATTCTCAACCGAATCTCACTATCGTTCCCGATCTTGATGCTGACCATGTTGAGGAATCAAGGCAACGCTCTAGTTGGTATCCACGCCCACTTGATCTGACAGGTGAGATCGAAGAACCTGCCCCTGAATTTCTCGCTCGCAATGACGGTCACAGGCTTTTCTACAAGGGCAAGATCAACGCCTTGCTTGGTGAATCTGAATCAGGCAAAACATGGGTGGCGCTTCACGCGGTCGCTCAAGCCTTGCAAGTGGCTTTGAAGGTCATCTACATCGACTTTGAGGATTCCGGAAAAGGCATTCTCAGCCGCCTTCGGGCATTGGGATTGGAAGATGAGAAGCTGATGAATCTGACTTATGCCAATCCTGATCAGAATTTGACCCTTGATGAGAGGATTGATTTGGTCGATGCCTTGATGGAGATTCAGCCTGAGCTGATTGTGGTTGACGGTGTGAACGCCGCGATGACTCTGCTCAACCTCGATCTGACGAGCAACCGCGATGCCACCTTCTTCAGCCAGCAACTTCTCAAGCCGCTGGCGCTCTCGGGCGCTGGCGTTATCACCATCGACCATGTGACGAAATCGAAGGAAGGCCGAGGCAACTATGCCATTGGCGCACAGGCCAAGCGAGCAGACATCAACGGCGCTGCCATTATGGTGGAGGTCGTTCAGCCATTCGGCAGAGGAATGACTGGCGAGCTGATTCTCAAGGTCACTAAGGATCGCCCCGGTCGCGTCAGAGAGGTTTCCAAGGAGGCGAAATATGCTGGCAGGGTTCTTCTCCAGTCAACGGCTGAAGGAACGGTCAAAATGGTCGTAGAAGCCCCTCAGATGGCTCAATCTAAGACCCGACCTACTCATCTGATGGAATCGGTTTCAAAACTCCTTGAAGCCTCATACACGCCTCTTTCCAAGTCTGCTGTCATCAAGGAGATAAAGGGAAAGACGGAATGGGTGATGGTGGCGATTCAATCTTTGATTGATGAGAAGTTCGTGGGCATTGAGAACGGCTCTCGCAACTCTTTGAATCTGAAATCTCTCAGGCCTTACAGAGAATCTGACGATGGCATGGCTGGCATTTCAACATTCGATTGGTCGGATGTCGATCATGCGTAATTACGCTCAAATGACCCTTTCCCACCCTTTCCCGAGAATAGTTCAAAATTTGAGCGTAAAAAATGACCCTTTCCCAACCCTTTCCCGAGATAATGTGACATTTGGCAACGACCCTTTCCCACCCTTTCCCAAAATTCACGCTCATTTTGACCCTTTCCCACCCTTTCCCAAACGCGGGAAAGGGTCAACAGACAAAAATGCCCATGACCCTTTCCCCATTTCCCCCCTCTCTAGAGGGGGAATGGGAAGGGGTGGGGTCGTATGAACCACTTCATCAATTCCCTTGCCGAATTGACCCAATGCCCAATTTGCAAAAGTTGGATATTTGAGGGGATGGTCAATGGCTTCCGGACAAGAGTTGAGCCGAATCCACTCAATGTTGAATCTGAGATTGCGATAAGAATTGAAGGTCGCAGAATTTATCAATCCCTATCCAAGAACAGCCTCGACCTGATTGACCGAAAAACTTGGCACATTCTCAATTCAGACAATTCCCTAGTATTCGCCAGCCACGATTGCAAGACCCCAACCTACTTTGAACCTGAACCCCTATTTGAAACGCCAAAATCGAAGGAGCCTCAATTCTGATGGAATTCACTTGCGCCCTCTGCAACCACGAAATTGCAAGTTTGGGAATTTGCGCTCGCTGCCATAATCGACTGCATTCCCAGTTGGAAGACTTGGTGGAATTTTGGAAATCCGCCCATGAAGAGCTTCTTCCCGGTCGAACTGGGTCAGGGGGCAGGTCTAGCGAGCGAACCATCGGCCTCAATGTCAACGCCTTATCCTTTATCGCTGGCGACGACATCATTGGGATGCTTCACGAGTGGGAAAAGGTTATTCGCGAGGATCGCCAGTTGGTTAAACCTGCCAATATGCCAAAACGAGCCTTGGCTGAGGAAATCACCAAATCCGTCGCATTTGCTCAACAACATTTGGCGTGGTCGGCTACTCAACCTTGGATTGCAGACTTTGCCGGAGAACTTCGCGCCTTGCATTCTCAGGGGATGGCGGCAGCTCGCAAGTTTGTTGAGCGACCACGAAAGATCGCTTGCCCTGCCGAAATCGCCGATGGCGGAACATGTGGACAATTCCTCAACATCAATCACGACGATCCTCTTGAAATTTTCCATTGCAGAAAATGTGAGACGCAATGGACAACCTTGAGATTGGTTGCTGTCGCCTTGACCGACCCAAATCGCAAGGTGTGGCTTGATGCCGAGGCGATTGGCAAATGGATGGGAATCTCAGATCGCCATGTTCGCCGAATAGCCCTGCAAAACGCCATCCCCAAAAAAGGTCAACTCTATGATGTCAAGGCATTTCAAGCGGCTCACAGAAATCACGCTTGACTTGACAAATCGTGTCCAATGCGTTTGCTACACTTAGCGTGTCGGCGTTTCTTATATCCTCAAGAAATGATCCTTGAAGCGAATATGCCAGAAGAAGAGATTGATGAAGCCATCAGTCATCTCTCTGCTGGAATTCGCATTGCTATTGATCCCAATCGCAAGCAAGCATTGATGACTTTGGTTGACGCATTACTTGACGCAAAATTGGAGAAAAAGCAATGACAACAGTTATTGCAATTCAATACGATCAAGGCGTTGACATGATCGCTGATTCACAGATCAACGCAAATGGCAAACCTTACTTTCATCCTGACATGGTGAAGATTGTTGAACGCAACAAATACTTGATCGGCATTGCTGGTAGAGTTATTGCATTGCAAGCAATTCAAAACAATTGGAATCCTCCAGCACTAAATGCTACATATAAAGATTCACTTTACAAATTCGTTATCACAAAGATTGTTCCTTCATTGAAGATGTTCATTGAAGATGCAAAAATCTTTACTGATAAAGAAAAAGAAGAAGGCGAACTCTTTAGCGTATTGATTGCCATCAAAGGCGAACTCTTTGAGATTGATGAAGACTATTCAGTCTCACGAAGAGAAGATGGCGTGTATGCAATTGGTAGTGGTTCGGAGTATGCACTTGGTGCATTGATGGCTGGTGCTGATATGCAATCAGCAATGCAGATTGCTGCATCACTTGATGTGAATACACACGAACCATTCATCGCATTGCATCAGGAACGATGACTCCAAAACTATCGTGCCTTGATTGTGGCAAGCCAACTGCAAGAAGTAGATGCGATGAATGCTTTGAAAAAAAGAAATCAATCTTGATTCCTCGCCAACGATTATCCACGAAGGCGCGTGGGTATGACTCGGAATGGAACAGAGTACGCATCGCTGTATTGAAGCGAGATAATTTTATTTGCTATCGATGCCAGAAAAAATTGGTCGGCTCGGATGCAACTGTTGATCACATCATCCCACTCAGTCGTGGTGGTGCTAGGTTAGATAGAAGCAACCTTGCTGCCTGCTGTCGCTCTTGCAATAGTCAAAAGAAAAACAATTAGAAAAAAAGCTGTTTTTTTTGAAAATTACATTACGACCCATCGCCCCCGTCATCTTTTTATGTGCGCGAAATTATGAGTTTGGGCTAGACCTTGGAGGTTTTGCGAATGCCAGCAGGCAGACCACCAAAACCATCTGAGGTGAAGCGAGCTACCGGCAATCCCGGTCGTCGCCCACTCCCTGAACTTTCCGTTGTGACTCCTCTGCCGATGGCTCACAAGATTCCCGAGCCTCCAGCAAGCCTTGGAGCCGAAGGCATCAAGTTATGGAACGCAGCATGGGATGCCGCAATTACTTGGCTCTCGCCAGCCTCGGACTTCCGAGCGATTGAAAATGCCGCGCACCTTGCCGATGACCTTGCCGCAGCTCGCGCGAAGTATCGTGCTACTCTTGAAGCGGCAGATGGGCGACTGCTAGTTCATCTCAACAAATCTTTCGTTGACGCATTGTCGGCGCTTGGTTTTGATCCAGTTTCACGCACTCGCCTTGGCGTGGCCGAAGTGAAAAGGGTGTCTGCTCTTGACGAACTCCTCGCAAAGAGGCAAGCAAAACAAAATTGATGGTTGGCCTCCTCGGTGGCTGACTCATGTTCCCGATGCTGATCTCAAGCGATCGCGTGGAGATGACATCGTTGATTTTGCCGAAGCCCTCTGCAAAATAACAAAAGACTCAATCGCTGGCGCTGCTGGCGAACCTCTTGAATTTCGAGGCTGGCAACGAGAACTTACTCGCCAGCTCTTCGCGGTGAAAAGCGATGGAACTTTCCGACACAAGGTCGCCTTGATCGGTCTTCCTCGTAAGAATGGAAAGTCTGCATGGCTTTCAGCGGTTGCTCTTGAATCTTTGGTTCTCGGTGCAACTGGCGGTGAAGTATATTCATGCGCTGCTGAAAAAGAACAAGCAAAAATTGTTTTCGGAACTGCCAAGCGCATGGTCGAAATGCACCCTGAACTTTCCGAACTCTTAGATGTATATAAGGATGCGATCTACAATCCGAAGACTGGAAGCGTTTATCGCGCCCTATCATCAGAAGCCTTCTCCAAAGAAGGTCTATCGCCAACCTTCATCGCCTTCGATGAGTTACACGCGCAACCCAATCGCGAACTCTTTGATGTTATGTCACTCGCTATGGGCGCTCGCGTGGAGCCAATGCTCGTTGCGATCACCACCGCTGGAGTCAAAACAGATACAAGCGGCAAGGATTCAATCTGCTATTCGCTTTATGAGTACGGCAAGCGCGTTGCCAGCGGCGAAGTTGATGATCCATCGTTTTTCTTCTCGTGGTGGGAGCCAACACTTCCCGATGCCGACTATCGCAATGAGACAGTTTGGCGAGAAGCAAATCCCGGCTTTGATGACATTGTTGCATCGGCAGATTTCAGTTCCGCAATTCTGAGAACACCGGAAGCGGAATTCAAAACAAAGCGTTTGAACATTTGGACTTCGACATCTGATGCGTGGCTTCCTCACGGAAGTTGGGATGCACTTGCTGATGATCATCCGATCGAAGATGGCGCTCAAGTTGTTCTCGGCTTTGACGGTTCCTTCAACGGCGACTGCACCGCAATCGTTGCCATCGAAGTTGGCGAGAATCCTCACATCATGCCAGTTCAAGTGTGGGAAAAACCTGAAGAGGCTGACGCTTCTTGGCAGGTTCCCGTTCTTGAAGTTGAAGAAGCAATCCGAGAGGCTTGCAAAAGATGGCAAGTTGTTGAGATCGCTTGCGACCCTTACCGATGGGCAAGAACTTTCCAAATCCTTGATGATGAAGGTCTGCCAGTTGTTACCTTTCCGCAGACTGCATCTCGCATGACCCCGGCGACAACTCGCTTCTTTGAAGCTGTTGTCAATCAACAAATAACTCACAACGGCGATCCGCGCCTCTCTCGCCACATCGCGAACGCAACACTTCGAGTCGATCAGCGCGGTTCGCGGTTGGCAAAAGAGAAACGCGGTTCATCACGACGCATTGACTTGGCAGTCGCTTCAGTCATGGCATTGGAACGCGCCTCATGGTGGCATTCACAAGGTGGGAACATCCCACAAATTTTCGATCCTTGGTCGATGACAGATCAGCAGGAGGTTCCTAGTGTTTGGGATAATCACGACGGTAATTGAAACCATCGGCGCACTTCTTATCGCAACAGGTGTCGGATTGTGTTTCGGTCTTGGCGCTGGTCTTATCGCAGCAGGTGTCTTGGCAATCGCAGGAAGTTTTCTTGCAACTAGAGCAATGGAGGGAGTAGCTGAATGAGTATCTTTACTCGAGGCTCAACAGTCGGCCGCTACCCACAGTTCAACAACTATGTTTCCCCACTAAGTCAGCTCTACGGTCAAACATCGATGACCAGCGCTGCTGGCGAGCGCATCGATGAGTGGACTTCTCTTGGCGTTTCAGTTGTTCTCGGTTGCGTCAGTCTCTTGGCTGATTCAGTTGCTTCAATGCCACTTCGCGCTTACAGCATCAGCAAAGATGGTCAGCGCATTATGCGCCCACTTCCGGATGTTCTATCTGATCCTGATCCCGAATCAAACACTTATGAATTGATTCATCAGATCATGGCTTCTCTTGCTTTGCATGGAAATGCTTATGTCAAGATCGACCGCGATCGTTCAGGAAATATGATTGGCCTTGTTCCATTGCATCCATATCAGATGCAGGTTCTCCCAACTGGAGACATGACAGGTCGTCGTTATCTTCACCTCGGCAACGAGATGAATCGTGAAGATATGCTTCACCTTCGTTGGTTCACGCCTCCACAATCTTTGGTGGGTATTTCACCACTCAATCAGAGCCGCAACCTTGTCGGTCTTGCTATCGCAATGGATCGTCACTTGGCGCAGTTCTATGGCGAGGGAGCAACTCCTTCTTCGATCTTGATGACAGATCAGAAACTCACACTTGATCAGGCTCGCATCATTCAAGGTACTTGGGAAGCAACTCACAAGCGCCATCGTCGCCCTGCTGTTCTCTCTGATGGTTTGAAGTGGCAACCAATCACCACATCGGCTGCCGATCAGCAAATGATTCAGACTCGCGAGCAGATCATCCGCGACATTGCAAGAATCTTCCGCGTTCCATCACACTTGATTGGCGCGATGGGAGATAATCAGACTTATCAGAATGTTGAACAAGCATCACTCAACTTCTTGACTCACACAATCGCACCTTGGATTCGTCGCCTTGAAACAGCGATCTCAACAATCCTTGATCCCGGTGATGATGTCGCCTTTGATACTTCAACACTCCTTCGCACCGATGCGCTCACTCGCGCTCGCGTCAATGAGTTGAATATCAAGATGGGCGCTCGCTCACCAAATGAAGTTCGTCAAATCGAAGGCATGGAACCTTATGTCGGTGGCGATGTCTTCAATCAAGCAATTCAGGGAACCCTCACCGCTGGCGGCGATCTTCCTTCTCTCGGTGTTGATGCTGATCCTTCAGCGCCAACGATGGGAGTTCTTGAATAATGGAACACATTCTTATGGTGCTATTGGCCAAGATCAATGAAATAGCAGCATGGTGGAATTCCTTCGCCCTTCAAATATTGAAATTGATCAGAGGTAACAAGTAATGGCTGAAACTTATCGACCACCCAAGGGGGTTCAGGATGAAGCGAAAAGAGCTTTGGCTTGGATTGCTGACGGTCACGCTGGTAGTGGCTTTACATCGGTGGGCAAAAAAAGAGCAGAAGACTTGGCTCGAGGATCGGCACTAAGCGCACAAACAGTTTTGAGAATGTATTCATTCTTCAAGAGACATGAAGTTGACAAGCAAGCGCAAGGATTCAATTCCGGTGAAGATGGTTTCCCATCACCGGGTCGAGTTGCATGGTCTGCATGGGGTGGCGATGCTGGATTTTCTTGGTCAACAAAAATTCGCAATCAAATATCAAAGAGCGCTCGTGCGCTTTCCTTGATGGCATCCGAGGAGGGTGACATGGCAGACATGAATCAAGTTCCTGATCTCAATGAGGAACTGACTGAACTTCTTGCAGATGTCGTGAGTTTCTACTTCCGCGCTCACGGAGCGCATTGGAATGTGGTTGGAGCAGACTTCAGCGAATATCACAAGCTCTTCCAAAAGATTTATGAGGATGTTTATGAGTCGATTGATCCAATCGCGGAGAACCTTCGCAAGTTAGGCTCAAAGGCTCCATTCACACTTCCTGAATTCTTGGCAACGCGTACCATCGATGATGCACCAGTTGTCTCACAAGACCCACGCGCTTTGGCGATGGACTTGCTTCAGGCTAATGATCCACTCCTTGATGAACTTTCAGATGCTTTCGATTGCGCCACAAACTATGGTCAGCAAGGTGTTGCAAACTTCCTCGCAGGTCGTATCGATCAGCATCAATTTTGGAAGTGGCAGTTGACCGCCTCTCTCGGTCTTGAAGTAACTCAGCCAAGCCCTGATCCAGTTGATGATCAAGGCGTGGATGAAGATGATGTTCAAGAAGAGACTGATGGCGCTTATATGCCAATGGAGATCATGGGTCGCTCTGAAGAATCTGAAGAAGTTGAAGATCGTGCATCTGCTCATCGTTTGGGTGAAGGAACTTTCGTTTCTTGGAACACTTCAAATGGTCGCGCTCGCGGAAAGATTGAAAAGGTCATCACCAAGGGAACAGCAACTTCATCAGATGGTTTCAACATTGAAGCAACTCCTGATCAACCAGCCTACTCAGTTCGCATTTATCACGAGCAGGGAAATGGTTGGATTCCAACCGATACAGTCACAGTTCATCGTGGGGATTACCTAACCATCACAAGCGCTCTTGCAGCGCCTCGTTCGGAGGATTTATCTATGATTGAAGAGCGCAAGACAGCAATCCGCACCGCAGAGCGCATCACAATGGCTGCCGAAGTTCGCGCCATTGCAACTGATGACGGTTCAATGAAGATCGGCGGTTACGCTGCAACTTTCAACAATGAAGCAACTGGTCTCAACTTCCGAGAAGTCATCGCACCGGGAGCATTCAAGCGCACCCTCGCAACTGACAACCCAGTCTTCCTTCTCATCAACCACGACACAGAATCTCTTCCATTGGCATCAACACAGTCAGGAACAATGAGCCTTCGCGAAGATCAAACTGGTCTTTACATGGAGGCAACCCTTGATCCTAAGAATCCTCGCGCTGCTGAACTCGCATCAGCACTCGAGCGCGGAGATGTTGACAAGATGTCATTCGCTTTCACCGTTGCATCCGGTGGAGAGGATCGCTCGGAAGGTCTTCGCACACTTACCGATCTCGATCTTTTCGAAGTCTCAGTTGTGACTTGGCCTGCCTACGACGCAACAAGCGTCGGAATGCGTTCGGCAGATAACGAAGACTTGAACCTTCGCAAGCGCAAGTTGACGCTCAAGTTCAAACAGTATTCGCTGACAAAATAGTCAAGCGATTGCCCTCGGCGCTTCTGCCCCGACGGTTCCCATTCATCCAATCCTGAGAGGAGACATCATGTCTCTAGTATCAAAGCTCACGGAAACTCGCGATGGCCTAGTTGCAGAAGTAGAAGCGGCTCTCGCTTCTGAAGATGTAACAGCAGAAGCCCTCGACGCAGTTACCGAAAAGCAAGCAGAAATCGAGAAGGTTGACGAGCGCATCGCTACCGTAAAGGCAGCAGAGGCTCGCTCAGCAGCACTCGCAGCATCACGCAAGGAAGCTGGAGTCAAGACTTTCGGTGGCGCAGTTGTCACCAAGGAAACAATGACCTATGACCGCGATGGAAAGAACTCTTTCGTTCGCGACATGATCAACGCACAGCTTCGCAACGACGCTTCTTCATGGGAGCGCCTCAATCGTCACCAGCAGGAAGTCGCAGTTGAAACTCGCGACATCTCACGCACCGACGGCGCTGGTGGAGACTTCGTTCCACCTATCTACCTCATCAACGAATATGCAGAGTTCGCTCGTGCAGCTCGTGTGACTGCTGATCTTGTCACCAACATGGCTTTGCCTGCTGGAACTGACAGCATCAACATTCCACAGATCACAACTGGTACTCTCGCAGCATTCCAGTCTGCTGATAACTCAGCAACAACAACTCGTGACATGGTTTCATCAACCGTCACAGCACCAGTTCGTACAATCTCGGGTAAACTTTCTCACTGCCCGATTGCTGCGTAAGTAGCAATAGAAAACTTCGCTGTATCGGTGAAACTCCTTCAAGAAATACAATAGGACAATACCGAGGCAACCTGCGCAAGCAGAGAGTCCGTAACGACTAAACGCGAAGCTCCTTAGCAATAAGGATGAAGTTATAGTCTGATCTCATATCAATGACAAAGTATGAGAAGCCATCAGAAATGAATTGGCTCGCCCGTAAGGGTAGTAACAACAATGTATGAGAATGTATCGATCCAGCTCGTTGAGCAGTCACCACTTTCAGGCGGTCTTGATCGTCTCGTCTTCGGTGATCTCATGGCTGACTATGCGCTTCAGTTGAACACCGCAGTTGTCGGTGCTGGCGATGGAACATCAGGAACTCTCAAGGGTCTCATCACTCTTGGTTCCGATACTACAAACGGCATCCCAACAACTTGGACTGAAACAACTCCATCTGCTGTCAACGGTGCAATCGCAATCGCTAAGGCGATTTCAAAGGTTGTTACAAACCGTTACAAGCAGGCTGAAGCAATCGTCATGCACCCTTCAATGTGGTACTGGTTCGCTTCACAGGTTGACGGTTCAAACCGCCCACTCGTCGTTCCAGTAACAGGTGCTTCACAGGCATTCAACGCTGCTGGTACAGTTACAAATCCGGGCGCTCCTGCTGGTCTCGTTGGAACAATCCAAGGTGTACCAGTCTTCCTTGATGCAACAGTCACAAAGGCTTACGGCGCATCAACAAATCAGAGCCCAATCCTCGTCGGTAAGTTCTCAGATTCTTACCTCTTCGAGTCAGGCGTGAAGACTCGCGTTCTTCCTGATGTCTTGTCAGCAAACCTCACAGTTCGCTTCCAAGTCTATGGATACGCAGCTCTTGCACACCGCTTCAACAAGTCAGTTTCAGCAATTAGCGGAACTGGAACAGTTGCTCCATCAGGTTACTAATAGCCTGAGCCTTGTCGCTGATCCTGCCTTCGGGTAGGGTCAGCGCCTCGGCGCAACACAATTCCACAGGGGGAATGTATGAAATCTTTATTTTTAGAAGGCCTTGAATCTGCTCGCGAGATAGTGCAGAACAAAGGAATTGCTCATCTTGATTCAATCATCGCTGAACTCAAGTCTGAATCCATTGAAACAACAGCAATCAGTTTGGATGTTGAAACTCGATGAGAGCAAAAGATCGAGTTTGCATTGGGATGGTCAACAACGGAACCATCGACGCACTCCTCGCAATGGACTTGATCCATATCGCAAGAGAAAAAGATGGTCACTTTGACCACATGGTTCAGGTCGGCAATGTCGGTTTGACAACACGATCACGCAATGTCGTGGTCAAAACATTTTTAGAAACAACAAACGCCAACTGGCTTTTGATGATTGATTCTGATGAGCGCCTCTCACTTGATGCTTGGCACAAGTTGATTGACGCAGCTCACGATAAAGATCGACCAATCGTTTCAGGTTTGGTCTTCGCAGCATTCTTTGATGGTGATGATGCTCTTAGACCAGTTCCAACCATTTACACAATGGACTTGGAAAAGGGGTTGCAACCAATCGACGGTTATCCCGAGAATCAACTCATTGAAGTTGATGCAGTCGGTACTGGCTGTATCCTGATTCATCGAAGCGTTCTTCTTGAGATGCAAAAGCAAGCCACACCCAATCAGGGCAAGAATTGGGCTTGGTTCGTTGAAGGCGCAATTGATGGAACTTACTTTGGCGAAGACTTGCTCTTTTCCAAACGCCTCAAGTCAATGGGGTACAAAATCCACGCACACACCGGAGCGATACTCCCCCACCACAAACAGTTTTGGTTGGATGAACGACATCACTTACCGATGCGCGATCATGCAATCCAACAAGCCAAAGCATGAGGATTGGCTTGACCCCTGCAAGACAATCCTCATGCCCTACATCACGACCATCCATAAGGAGAAAGAACAATGGCAAGAATCTCAACTACTGAGGCCAATCAAGCGTTATCGACGACTGGATGGTCTTATGTTTCACTACACACCGCTGATCCGGGAACAACTGGAGCTTCTGAAGTAACTGGCGGCACTTATGCTCGCGTTGCAGTTACTTGGAACGCAGCTTCAGGTGGATCAGTTTCAAATAGCGGAGCGCTTTCAATCAACCTCCCCGCATCAACAACCGCTTCTTACTTCGGAGTTTGGGGAGCATCAACATCAGGAACTTATTACATCGGTGGAGCGCTTTCTCCATCAGTAACAACTGGAACATCTGCTGGTGTTATCACCATCGCTTCAGGTTCTTTGACAGTCACCGCTTCCTAATTCCAAACTCTTAGGAGTCAACAATGGCAACTCCAGTTACGGCCTCGGCCAGCCTTGGCCTAACTGGGGTCGCAGCGGATGGATACAACTCGTATCAATACAACGCTGCAATAACTTACAACTACGCAACGCCCTATGAAGGCGATCCGTATCTTTCATTTCCAGTCACCGCATCGGGTGCAATCACCCTTAGCGCTTCGGCAACTTGCACATTCGCCTATGCTCCAAGCGCATCAGGTGCAATCAGCATTTCGGCAAGCGCAACAGATTCTCTCAGTTTTGCTTCAACTGGTTCAGGTGCAATCACTCTTACAGCGAGCGCAACCGTCTCAAACCCAGTCTTCACATCAACTGGTTCAGGATCAATCACCCTCACCGCTTCGGCCTCAGATACCGAGACCTTTGCAGTTAGCGGTTCAGGTTCATTTGCTCTTGCTGCATCGGTAACAAATACCCTCACCTTCCCTGATACCGCTTCCGGAAGCATCACTCTTTCCGGATCAGCAATCACCGGAACCGTTACAGCTTCAACTGGCTCGGGTTCAATCTCGGTTGCTGGCTCGGCATCAGATGCCCTGACCTTCCCAGTTTCGGCTTCAGGAAATATCAACCTCGTAGCCACCGCAGCGGTTGTTCTCGCTTTCGTTGAGTCAGGTTCAGGCGCTCTATCCCTAACTGGCTCGGCTTCGGTCGTAGAGACCATTCCAACGACCGCAGCAGGCTCTCTGAGCCTCTCAGGAGCCTTGTCGGATACCCTAACATTCCCAAGGTCTGCAAGTGGCTCTATCAGCCTCACAGCCTCGGGAACGGTAGCCTCTCTCAAGTTCCCAGTCAGCGGTTCAGGGTCGATTACCTTCTCAGCCTCCGCGCCTGACACCGAAACCTTCCCGGTCACCGCTTCAGGATCGATTGCACTCGTCGGAGTCGCCAGCGATCGCTTGACCTTCCCAATCTCAGCAAGTGGCTCAATCACTCTTGCAGCATCGGGAACAGTTTCAAATCTTCAATTCGCGACAACTGGATCGCAAGGCTTTGATATTTCAGCGGTTGCCAGCGAAGCTCTCACCTACCCTGTCGCAGCACATGGGATGATGGAGTTCGATTCGCTTGCAATTCCACTTCATCAAACAATTCAGATATTGCCTCGAGTCAGAGTTCTTTCAACAATTCTTGCTCGACAACGAACGCTCACTTCAATAATTTTCCGTCAGCGTTCTTCAAGTTCAATTGACAAGCGCAACCGAGATGCAAATGTTTAGGAGAAACGATGATCTATGATCTAGGAGATGTTGTTCCGCTAGGAATTACCATCACAGATGCAAATGGTCTTGTTGCCAATGCGTCAACGGTTACTTGCACAATCTATCAACCTGACAACACCACCGTAACTGGAACAGTTGTCAATGCTGATACTGGTCTCTATAACTGTGATTTCACTCCAACCCAGTCAGGTTTCCACAAAGTCAAGTGGCTTGCTACCGGAACAAACGCTGGCGCTTTCAGCGATGATTTCACAGTTCGTGAGTTCTCTGAAGTTGGCATCGTTAGCCTTGAGGAAGTCAAGCAATATCTGAACATTCCTGATTCCTTGACTTCTTCTGATGAAGAGATTCGACGCTATATGGATGCCGCCAATGATCTTGCCGAGCAATATACGGGTGTCATTCTTGGACAGAGAAGCTACACAAGCGAAGTTTATGACGGCGTGAACAATGGCGAGTTCATTCGCATTCGCAATCCAAAAGTAATTTCGATTGACTCAATCTATGAGAATGGCGCTTTGATTCCATCCTCTGCCTATTATGTCGATCCAACTGGTCAGCGTATCTATCGCATTGGTTCAGATACCATCTACTCAACCAACTCTTACGGATATTGGACTTCAGGAGTGAAGAACATCGTTGTGAGTTACCGAGCAGGTTATGTGAATCCACCAATGAGCGCAAAGCAAGGCGTTCTTGAAATTATTCGCCATCTATGGCAGACACAGCGTGGCGCAATGAATGTTATGTCTCGCACCAACACAGGTGATGAAATGTATTCAACCGCGACTTACTCGCTACCTCGTCGCGCTATGGAATTGCTTGATCCAACATCTCTTCCGGGTCTTGCATAATGGCTACATCAGTTCTTCCTACTTTCATCAATGCTCTCGTCACGCGGTTGAAGTCAACTTCATCCCTTGCTGGCATTCGCGTCTTCGATGGCATTGAGATTGATCTCTCCTATCCCGGAGATGCAATCGCAGTCGGTCACGATGGAAATACTGAAGGCGATGACATCACTCCAGCCTCAGCTCGTCAGGAATACATTCAACTTGGTGCAATCTCTAAGTTCGAAGATGGTCAAGTCACTTGCGCTCTATGGTCGTGGGATGGTGGAACCGATCTTTCAGCTCGTCGAACAAGAGCGTATGCCTTGCTTGGCGATGTTGAAGTTGCAATCAGAAACGATGTCAGTTTTGGTGGAATAGTTCTCTATTCAGGTTTGGAAACCCACGAGATGACTTACCGTCAAACAAATCAAGGCGCAGCAGTAGTTGTTCAATTTACCGTTACCTACCGAGCAAAAATCTAGGAGCAATCATGGCGAAGATCAAGAATGTGTCACCTCTCGGTGATCTAGTTATTCCAGCGCTGAACATCACAGTAAAGGCTGGAGAGAGCGTTGATGTTGCAGATGACGCTGCTGCATCACTTCTCGAACAAACATCCAACTGGGCGGCAGCAGACATGGCAGCCGCTTCCATCACTACCCCTGCACCGGAAGCGGTCGCAGTTCCAGCCAACTAGGAGATAAATATGGCAATCGGTTCCGGTATTGGTTCGCAACTTGGAATTGCAACCGAGACAACTTTCAACACCCCAGTAACAGTTTCACGATTCTATGAATTCACATCAGAGAATCTGAACTACAACAAGAAGACAGCAGTTGGCATGGGTCTTCGTGCTGGCGGCCTCCTTCCTCGCTCACAGCGTCGTGTGGTAACAACCTCAGATGTAACTGGAGACATCAGCCTTGACTTGCCAACACGCGGTCTTGGACTTCTTCTCTCACAGTCAACTGGATCGGTTCCATCACCAACCACAGTTTCAACTGGCGTTTATTCCTACACATTCACCCTCGGTGATGTTTATGGAAAGAGCTTCACAGCACAGGTTGGCGTTCCACAGTACGGTGGAACTGTCACTCCAAAGACCGTTGCTGGAGCAAAGGTTTCATCTTTTGAGTTGGCAGTAGCAAATGCAGGAATCGCAACAGGAAAGTTCAACATCGATGGTGCATCAATCACCACCGGAATTTCCCTCGCAACCGCTTCTTACTCTGCATCAACTAACATCTTCAACTTCTCTCAGGGCGCAATCACCCTTGATGGAACATCAATCGCTAATATCCGCGACTTCTCGGTCACAGTTGACAACACTCTCAAGGGAGATCGTTACAACCTCGGTTCTTCAGGAATCAAGGCTGAACAGTTGATCAACGGCTTCCGCAAGATCAGCGGAAAGATCACCGCCGAATTCACAGACACAACTCTCTTCGGCAAGGTTCTCAGCGATGCAAATGCAGCAATCGTTCTTACCTTCACAGGTGCGACAATTGCTTCGACTTACAAAGAGACCCTCAGCATTACAATTTCCGCTGCTAAGTTCAACGCCGATACTCCAAAGGTTACAAGCCCGGGCGTTATCGACTTGAGCATGGACTTTGAAGCGTATGACAATGGAACAGATGCTCCATTGACCATCGTTTATCAGACAGCAGATTCATCTCTCTAAGGAGAAAAAATGGCCGACGAATTCACAATCGATTCTGCTGAATTCAAGGCTTTTTACAAGGCGATGACCAAGGTTGATCCCGAGGTCAAAAAATCACTTCGCAAGCGCTTGATGGATGCCGCGAAACCTATCGTGGAGGAAGTCAAGCAAGCGGAGTTGAACATTCCAGCAACTCGCGAGGCAGGTGGAACTCGTAAGAAAAAGGGTCAGACCCTTGGACTTCGAGCTTCACTTGCCAACGCGACAAAGGCAGATTTCAACGGAACCAGCAAAGGCGCGGCGGTTCACATTAGAGTTTCCACAACCAAGTTCATGGCTGCATCAGGTCGGCCTCGAACAATTCCGTATTACATGGAAGGTCGTCGCAAGCGAGCATGGCGACATCCGGTCTTTGGCAATAGAGATGTTTGGGTGGCACAATCAGGTCATCCATTCCTTGCGCCAACAGTTAGGGCGCACAAAGAGAAGTTTGCAAAAGAAGTTACCGACGCGGTTATGGATGCGTTGGCAGCAGTAACTCCAATCAAATAGAAACAGGGAATCATGCCATTACTTATCAGGGGAGAGATTTTCCCACTACCTTCAGAGAACAACAATCCAGCTCCAACTGGTCGCGAGATTATCGCCATCGAAGAGGCTTTCGGCCTTGATGGTTTGACCTTGCTTGGAGTTTTGGCTGATGACAAGCCACACGCAAATTCTGCCTATTCCAAAATCAAAGCTCTTTACGCTTTGGCTTGGATCAGCATGACTCGCGCTGGAAAAATTGTTTCCATTGATGATGTTTTGAATACTTATTCCATCGATGAGATTCGCCCGGTGGATGATGAAAAAAAATCACCAACCGCCGAAAACTAATTAGAGGCGGCGCTAGAAAAAGAATTCGGGATCACATTCCCTTGCTTTGCCACACTTATCCGGGATTGACTCCCTTCAATGTGTGGGATATTGAAATGGATATTCTCAACCAAATGATCGATCAGGCAGTTGCCTTGAATCGTTCCGAAGACTAGGAGGCGAAAATGGCGAACGATACCTCGCTAACATATAGTCTTTACGGAAAAGATGTTTCAGCATCCAAAGCCTTGCAGAATATCGGCAAGGAAGCCGAGAATACTGGCGGTCATTTCGCCAAGATCAAAGACATTGCAGCAGGTGTTTTCTCAGGTGCAATGCTTGAGAAGGCTGGAACAGCGGTTGTTGATTTCGCCAAAGAATCGATCAACGCTTTTCAAGATGTTGGCAAGGAAGTCAAGTTACTTCAGCGCTATACAGGTGGAACCGCTGAAGATATGTCGAAGCTCCGTTTCGCGGCTGAAGAGGCTGGCGTTCCAACTGAGACCTTGGCAACTGCTCTTGGCAAGATGGCGAAGGCTGCCGCAACTACGGCTGGCGAAAAGAAGTTTGCTGAATTAGGCGTTCAAGTCAAGGATGCCAATGGTCACTTCAAAGATTCCACAACTGTCTTCACCGAAGTTGCCGGAAAGATTGCAGCTCTTCCACCGGGCATTGAGAAGACCTCGGCGATTATGGCAATCTTTGGTCGTTCAGGAATGCAACTTGCTCCCTTGCTCAATCAGGGCGCGGCTGGCATTGCCAAGTTCGGCGAGGAAGCAAAGAAGATGGGCTTGGTTCTTAGCCAAGACAATCTCAATGCTGTTCAAAAGAATGTTATGGCTCAACGCGAATTCCACGCCTCAATTCAAGGCTTGCAAGTTCAACTTGGTCAATACCTTTACCCTGCCATCACCGCCATCACCAAAGGCTTCTCGGAAATCGTTCCAGTCTTGACTCAGGTTCTTCGACCAGCGTTCAAGATGATCGGCGAAGTTCTTCAGCCTCTCGTTGGTTATATTCAAGAAGGCGCAAAGTTCTTGGTTGACCTTGGACTCAAGTTCCAAGAAACAGGCGATCACGCCTCAATGTTCGCCTCGATCGGCAAATCCCTTGGAACTGTCTTCAATGACTTCAAAACATTGCTTGGCGTTCTCTTGCCAATTCTCAAAGACTTGTGGACATTCATTGTCACTTATTTGGCTCCAGTTCTCTTGGATGTTCTCACCGTTGCTTTCAAGGGTGTCAGCATTGCAGCCAACATTGTTGTGGATGCAATCAAATTGGTCGTTGATTTACTCAAGGGATTGGTCACAGTTGCCAAGGATGTTGGCATTGGAATCAAGGATGCCTTCTCATTCATCGTCAACGGAATCAAGGCTTATATCAATGGCATCATCTCTTTGGTGAATGTGGTCATTGACATGATCGACAAGATTCACTTCAAACTTCCTGACTGGATTCCCGGTCTTGGTGGCAAAGAATTTGGCATCAACATTCCAAAGATTCCGATGCTTGCTGAAGGTGGAATCGTCACCAAGCCAACTATTGCCATGATCGGTGAGGCTGGCGCTGAAGCTGTTGTTCCTTTGAATAAGGGATACGGTCAGGCTATGAATGTCACAATTCAAGTTCAAGGTTCGGTCATCTCTGAAGGTCAGTTGATCACTAAGGTTCGCGATGGCTTGGCTCAAACTATGCGTCGCAAAGGTGTTTCAACAGCAGTCTTGGGGTTATAAATGGCAGCATTTGACGGTACAAACGCCCCTACCCTTAGCATCCAGTTTTATATCAATGGATCATGGGTAACGGTTACGCAGACCGATGTTCGCGAGATTTCCATCAAGCGTGGTCGTTCTCGAGCTGATCAGAAGAACGATCCGGGCGCTGCAACCATAGTCTTCGACAATGTGAGTGGATACTATGATCCTGAATACACAGGTGCTTCCTCGCCTTATGTCGTCAGCGGTGTCAATCAGCTCAAGGCTGGCGTTCAATGCCAGATTATCGCCACTTGGTCATCAACTGCCTATGTTCTCTATGTTGGCTATCTTGAAACCAATACCATCGATCAAGGATTCTCTCCTACGGCAACGATGGTCTTCACCGATGGAATCGCTTTGCTTTCCAAGATGTATGCCATCAGCCTTTCGGCTCCCGGTTACAGCGGTGAGACAACCTCCACTCGCGTTGGAAGAATGCTCACTTACGCCAACTGGACTGGCTCAACTAATCTTTCGGGCTCGGTGCAGATGCTTCCGACCACGCAAGGATCAAGCCTTCAGGTCTTGATCGAAGAAGCGGTGGCGTGTGAGGCTGGTCGTTTTTATATCTCTCGCGATGGAACGGCAACTTTCCTTCCCCTCTCAGATAAGTTCAGCCGACCAACTCGCCTTTTGCTCTCTGATTCTCGGGCTACCAATACCGTTGAATATGACTCCATCAAGGCGACACCGGGAACCTATCAAGTCATCAATGAGGCAATCATTGAAAGGTCAGGAAAGAGCCAGCGACGCGCTCGCCACAAGCCTTCGACGACTGCATTCGGTCTCAAGACAATCACCGTCAATGCGCCAATCTTGAATGATTCAGATGCCGATAATTTGGCTCTTTATCTTTCACGCAAGGACTCCTCGCCAATGACTTTGGTGGAGAACATCGGCTTCTCAGCTCTTGCTCTTGGCGCTCTTTATCCCGATTTCCTTGCACTAGAAATTGGCGATCAGTTGACGGTAGAGCGCACAACTGTTGATGGTCGCTCTTTGACTCTTTATGTCGTCGTTGAAGGATACAATCACCACATCACGCAAGATGATTGGCGAACCGACATTATGACTTCACCAATGAACCCATATTCGATCACAATCTAAGGGGAGACAATGCCACTTTGCCCACAGATTACGAATACGCCAATCACCGTTACTTACAATTCAACGGACTACATACTTGATTCAGTTCAGGATGTTCAGACCACCGCAACAACCTTTTATGCTGCTCCAACTCCTACTGCTCAGGCGGTTGGAGATATTTGGTACGACACAAGCAACGGAAACAAGCAATATCGATGGGATGGATCGGCTTGGACTTCGGTTCAAGATACCGCAATCGCAACAGCCTATTCCCTTGCTTCAACTGCTAATTCAAACGCTACTGTTGCCACTTCAACAGCCAATGGCAAAAATATGGTCACATATTCCACATCTTCAGCTTCAGGAAGTGGAACTAGGACAGGCGATGTTTGGTTCAAGTACCAATCGGGAACAGGAGTCATTCTCAATCAATACACTTGGAATGGTTCTAGTTGGGATACAACAACTCTTTCAGATTCGGTCATCGCCAGCATTACCGCTGGAAAGATTACTGCTGGCACAATTACCGTTGCGCTTGGAATTACCAACCCATCCGGCAATTTCACCGTCGATGCGACAACTGGAAAGTTGACCGCAACTGGCGTTGACATCAATGGAAAGTTGACTTCTACTTCAGGAAGTATTGGTGGATTCACCATCAACAATGGTTATCTTTCTTATGGATCAACCTTCTTGAATGCTTCTGCCGGAACTGGATCAGGAAGTTATGCGCTATATGACTCCTCACGCGGGGTCTATGCCAACACCCTTTTCTCTTATTCAGGCGCTTATTTTGCCAATGCCACTAGCTCTTTTGATGCTTCAGGCAATCTTCAAATAAATTCAACAACTTATTTGAATGCCAGCGGAAGTGCAACCATTGGTGGAACCCTTAGCGTTGGAACTATCAATTCAAGTGGAAATATCACAGTCAACGGCGGCACAAATTATTTCAATAGTTCAGGAAATCTGAATGCTGTTCAAGGTAACTTTTCCGGGTATATCTATAACTTAGGTTATGCCACGACTACTTCAGCGGCGAATGCCTATATCAACTCAGCCACCGGATTGCTTGCTCGATCTTCATCATCTTTGCGCTACAAGGTTGATGTTCAGCCTCAAGTAATTCCTCTTGATTCAATCTTGGCGCTTGAACCTAAGTCATTCTTTGATAAGGCTCAAGCCGATGAAAAAGGCAACACCGATGGCCTTCCTCGAATTCTTGGTTTGATTGCTGAAGAAGTGGCTCAAATTCCAGTTCTTGCTGATCTTTTGATGAATAAGAATGAAGAAGGTCAGCCTGATTCGGTCAACTATGACCGTATTGCAGTCGCTCTCATTCCCTTACTCAAGGACTTGAACGCTCGTCTATTGAAGCTGGAAGGCAAGTAAATGCCCTATCACATCGGTCAACCTAACTCCTACGATTGCAAGGGTTATCCGGTCGTGAAGGATTCTGACAACACCGTTATGGGTTGTCACTTGACCAAACAAGATGCCATCAAGCAACTCAAAGCTCTTTATGCCAATGAACCAACTATCAAGGGGAAGTGATGGACAATCAAGAAATCCCAATTGAGGCTATCCTCAAAGGGATGCGAGAAATGATCGGAACACAGGCTCAAAGAATTGCAGTTCTTGAGGCTCTTATAGCCAACAAAGAGGAGGCGAAATGACAACCAGTTACCCAAGTGGAATTGATAACTTCACCAATCCCACTTCAACTGACACCCTTTCATCGGCGACGGTTCCCCACGCCTCCGAACACGCCAACGCCAATGACGCGATCAAGGCGATTGAAACCGAGTTGGGAACCAACCCAAAGGGTTCTTACGCCAGCGTTGCAGCTCGACTAGCAGCCTCAACTGGCTCCATCACGACTTGGCGCAAAGCGGCTTCAGGTGGCGAAACCTCCCTTACCGGAACCGACGACTTCTCAACCTCCCTCGCCTACACAGTCGGCCAAGAGCAGGTCTTCATCAACGGCGTATTGCTTGAGCGCGGAGTGGACTACACCGCTTCAACTGGATCATCGATCACCGGACTCACAGCTCTCGTGGCTGGCGACATCGCAACCGTCATCTCGGTTGGAACTTTCAATGTGGCTAACGCTATTCCTCTCTCGACTGTAACTGCCAAAGGCGACCTTCTAGCCGCCACAGGAGCTTCTACGGTCGCGAATCTAGGGGTCGGCGCTGACGGCTCAACACTCGTTGCAAACTCTTCTGCCAGCACAGGCGTATCGTGGGCGGGGCCTAGCGTGGCGGCTGGTAAAAATGCCATCATCAATGGCGATTTTAGCATTTGGCAAAGAGGAACATCCTTTACGCCTTCTACGCACCAATATACTGCTGACCGTTGGAACATAGGTCGTTCAACAGGTGGTTTTTCGGTTACTCAGCAATCAAGCGGTTTGACAGGTTTCCTATACGCCGCTCGCGTACAAAGAGTTTCAAGCAATGCTGATACGAGCATTATCTACGCAATTCACGATGTTGAAAGCGCAAACTCTTATCGCTTTGCTGGTCAAAATGTAGTCCTTTCATTTTGGGCAAGAGCAGGTGCAAACTTCTCGGCAAGTTCAAACACCTTTACTGCACAAATTTTTACAGGCACAGGAGTAGATGGAAGTTTGTGGGGCGGATATACAGGTATCTCCAATATCGCTACATCAAGTGTAACCCTGACAACTTCTTGGCAGCGCTTTACAGTTACGGCAACCGCTGCTTCAAACATCGCTCAAATTGGATTGCAACTTTCATATACTCCAACTGGTACTGCTAACACTAACGATTACTTTGAACTTGCTGGCGTTCAACTAGAAACTGGCTCAGTTGCAACTGCCTTCTCCCGCGCTGGCGGCACACTTCAGGGGGAGTTAAGCGCGGCGCAACGATATTACTTCCGCGAAGGTTATGTTGGTACTGGATATGAACCTTTTGCTGCTGGTTTATGTTTCAGTTCAACTCAGGCTTTGATAGCCAGCCGATTGCCGTTCCAAATGAGAGTAACTCCAGCAGTTGCATATTCCTCTACGGTTGGAAATTTCAGCGTAAGAACTGCTTCAAACTCTATTATACCTCTAACCGCTATCGCGCAAGATTCTGCAAGCCCGTGGAATGTTTTCCACAAAATTACAGTCGCTAGTGGATTAGTTGCGGGAAATGCAACATTGATGAATGTAGGCGCATCAGGCCCTTGTTATATTGAATACAATTCGGAGTTATAAATGAATAATTTTTCTTATGAAGTTACAACAGGTTCGGCTGGTAACACAATCATTGTTCGCACAGATGAGGGTGGTCAGGTTTGGTATATCCCTACTGACCCTGAAAATGCCGATTATCAGGCATACCTCAATAAAGACACACTCCCATCCGAGTTATCCATTCCTTCTACACCACAGGCAGGTGCATAAATGAGTCGCGCACAACTTACAAGTACGGTAGAGCAGAATACGGGTGGGGCAGTAGCGCCGTTCTTGGCTGGTAAGAACAAGATTATCAATGGTGACTTTGGTATCTGGCAGCGCGGTTCAAGTTTTAGCAGCACAACCAATAACTCTCTATTTACCGCAGATCGTTGGCGCGGTTATACAGACGGAAGCGGCGCATTTACTCCAAGTCAACAAACCTTTACACCCGGAACTGCGCCAGTAGCAGGATACGAAGGCACATACTTTCATCGTTTTCAGATTACTAGCACAGGTTCATCAGCCAATTTTGGTCTAGGACAACGCCTAGAAGATGTTCGTTTGTTTGCTGGTCAAACTGCCACCGTTTCATTTTGGGCAAAAGCTGATGCTTCCCGATCAATAACAATTTATGCTTCGCAATCTTTTGGTTCAGGTGGTTCGTCTTACAACGGCGTAACTGCTGGAAGCGCAACTGTGACAACCTCATGGGCTAGATACACCATGACATTTTCGATGCCATCAATTAGCGGTAAGACAATCGGTTCAGGTTCTTACATAGATTTTATCTTTGCGCTGCCATTGGCAGTTTCAACGATTGACATTTGGGGCGTACAGGTTGAGGCTGGTTCAGTGGCAACTCCATTCACCACCGCCAGCAACACACTCCAAGGCGAGTTAGCCTTGTGTATGAGGTACTACCAACGCATTGCTGGCGGGGCTGCTTACAGTTTTATTTCTTCAGGAATACCCGCTTCTTCTACCACCATTGCGGATTTCTTATTGCCGCTACCAGTTCAAATGAGAACAACACCTTCTTCAACTATTGAGGTTTCAAACCTTGCTTGTTCGGACAATACAACAAATTACTCATCAGGAACTTTTACTTTCGTTTCTGTAACAAGTGGGCCAAGTGTTGTTGGATTGCGTTATACACACGGAAGCGCGGCATTGACACAATACAGGCCGTATTATCTATGCAACAATAGTAGCGCTTCTGGCTATCTCGGACTAAGTGCGGAGTTGTAAAATGGAAAATATCAATATCGTAGAAGTTAGCAATCATCCCGAAGAAGGAACTACTCAATTCGTAATTATTGACCGAGGCAATGGCGAATATATTTCAATGCCAAAGTCTGATTACGACACACTTGCAGCCAACTCTGCGCCTACGGCCTAACCTGCTAATCTAGCATTGGGGCAACTGCCTCAAATATAAAAAAACAAACAAAGGAAAACCAAATGTACGATAACAAGCAATTCAGCCAAATCTCTAAGATGGTAGAACTAAATATCATTGATGTCCACGAAGCCCGCAGACTACTCAAAGTAGATGATTGGTTAGCGGAACTTTCAGCCAACTCTGCGCCTACGGCCTAGTAGGGTGTAGGCTAGAAACTAGGAACCACCGTATCTACCTCGGTAGATTCAAGACCGCTTGACGGTAATGCTGGATAGTCCGACCCGCCACCTGCGAGTGCATATCGCAGTCCAGCCCCCTGAAGGTGTAAGGTATTTCCTACCTAGAAGGGGGTACGGCAAATGGCTGGAATTACAATCGGGGCTACAAGACTTGGCAAGTGCGCTATTGATGGTTGCGAAAGCAAGGCAGACAATATGTACACAATGTGGCTAAGGTTCTGCGACTCACACAATCCTCAAATAACAGTTGATAGCAACAAAACTTGGCACATCAAAGCGCCTAAGTTGCCAACTGATTTGGGGGCTAACTTGACTGAGAGTTTGCCTGAATGACAGATGATGACCCAACGGGTCTATTGTTTTATCAAGATAGGCGTAGGCTTTTAAACAAAATCAAATATCGGCCTATCTTGCGCCTCAAGCGCTGGTTCTTTCTTAGAACCTTGAAGCGGTAGGGAACACTCCACCGAGAGTTAGACACGCTGGCTGAGATGCTTGCACCAAATCGGGATTCAAACTAGCCTTTGGGGGTACGGTTTTCCCATGACACAACAAACCGAACTCATTCCCTTAGAGGAAATTCATCGCCAGCTCAAGAATCGTTACGATACAAGCGGTTTTTCGCCCTATGTGATCCGTACTGATTGGCAAATCATCCGCCGAATCGGCGTTCATCCAGCCTTGGCAACCGTTCAAGACTTGGAAAAGGTCGTTCTCTCGGCCACCAAACAATCGACAAAAGCCAACTATGTTTCCCGGCTTCGCTCAATCTACAAGCATCTGAACAAGATGAACTTGGTCAATGGCAACAATCCAGCCGAAGACCTGCCAAGGGTCAAGTCAGGGCGCGGAGTACCCAAGCCAGTCACCAAAGGCGAGTTTGATAAGCTCTTAGCCGAGGCAACTCAGCCTTACCGAGATTGGTTCATTCTCGGTGGCATGGTCGGCCTTCGGGCGCATGAGGTTGCCAAGATTGAAGGCGCTGATCTCATCGAGGATCAGGGTGGGTATTCTTTACGCGTTATCGGTAAGGGAAAAACTGACCTTGTGATTCCGGTAGCCCCCAAGGTCGCTGAAGTCATTCAAAGCTACAACACTCTCGGCAGGCTATGGATTATCGATCCAAACAAATTTTCCAAGAAGGCAGCCGATGAGATGCGTCGCATCCTTGGCGCTAATGCCAAACATTTCCACAGCTTGCGTCATTACTTTGCCACCACAATGTTGGAAAAATCAGATGGCGACTTGCTGGCGGTCAGAGACTTGATGCGCCATTCCTCGGTCGCAACAACGCAGGTTTATACACAACTCGCTCAAGGTCGAACTCGATCCTTGGTCAATCTCATCGAATAAGGAGAGCCTCATGGCAGTAACAACAGCCCAATACTCACTCACAACAACACCAGTCAAGATTGTGAGCGCAGACACTATCGCTGAGATGGTTTATATCCACAGCGAAACTGCTATTGCCTACATTGGCGGAGATTCTTCAGTTTCCTCAACTACTGGTTACAAGCTCGATGTCAATGACAAGATTTCTTTTTCAAGTCATGAAGGTGAACTTTGGGCAGTTTCAGCATCAACAGGTTCAATGTCAGTTTTGGTCAGTACCCGATGACCAGCAATTCATCCGTATTCTTCTCAACCATTTGGGCGATTGCCGAAACTATTGTGATCATCTTTGGCGGTTTCAAGGTTTATTTGAACCTCGTCAAGAAGCTCGATCGCATTGAGTACGCCATCTTCAACGATGGCAAGACAGGCCTGAAGAATGATGTTGAAGCTCTTCGCGAGGATTTTCAAGAAGTAAAGACCGACCTAGCAGTCTTGAAGGCTGCAAATAAGAAGCCAAGAGTCAGGAAAACTGTATGACAGGGAAAGATGTAGTAGCCAAGGCAGTAACGCAACTTGGAGTTGTGGAGAAGGGTGGCGCTGACGGTAAGTCAGGCAACATCGTTCCTTACTGGGATTGGTGGAAGGCTTGCACCGGGGAGAATGATCAAGGTCAATCATGGTGCGCGTGTTTTGTTTCGTGGTGTTTTTCTCAGGTGATGGCTTCCTCACTTGTTGCAGCAAAGAACAAATATGGCTTCATCTATTGTCCTGATGGCGTGAATTACTTCAAGAAGAAGAATCAGCTCGTTGATCCGACAAAGGCGCAACCGGGCGACATAGTATTCTTTGATTGGGAAGGCAAGGGGATTTCCGATCATGTCGGAATCGTTGAATCCGTAGGCGCTGGCTTCCTCAACACTATTGAGGGAAATACAAGCGCCGAGGGAACTAACGGTTCAAATCAAAATGGGGGCGGGGTTTATCGTCGCAAACGATACTTCGGCAAGACAATCATCGCGGTTGCAAGACCAGCGTATCCAACACTCACTCCTGCCAAGTAAGGAATACCTATGAAAATCAATATCAAGAAAATCGAATCTATCTTTGCAACTTATGCAGTCATCGCATTGCCATTGGCAACAACAGCATTTGAGATGAAGGCAAGCACTATCGTCAAGGTTCTCGCCTTTGCTTCAGGTTTGCTTGGTGTCATCGTTCGTGGTCTCAATCCAAAGGATGCCGCTTTCGGTGTTGTCACTATTGCCAAGACCGAAGTTGATGCCAACCTCGCAAAGCAAGAAGCTGCTCAGAAGTAATTGAAACAGTTCCAACGGATTTCCGATTGGGCTGCTGAAAGTTTTGGCTCTCCTTGGTTTATGGTCTTCCACATCGTGTGGTGGGGGTCATGGATTATTTTCAAACCTGAGCCATTTCCTTTCGGACTGCTCACACTCATAGTCTCGCTGGAATCAATTTTACTTTCGGGATTGATCTTGAATGCTACCAATCGCTCCGGCGAGTTGGACAGAAAAATCATCTCTCGAGACTTAGACTTGGACAAAGAGACTCATCGCGCAGTCATCCAAATCCTAGAAAAACTAACCGTCAGGGAATAGGGTCAAATGACACAGGGATTGGTTCTCAATACTGAGACCAAATTGGCAGCATTATTGCTCGCCGAGAAGACTTATGAACGCAACCGCAATCGTTTCGGGCATTACCGGAACACAGCGAGTGGCCATCTCATAGGTCGTCTCGGCGAGTTTGCTTCATTTATTTGGCTCAAAGAAAATGGCTTTGAACCCGAGGCGGCCTTTGCCGATTCCATGCAGAATCAGCAATGCGACATCACCAGCAAGGTTGGGCGCATCGAAGTCAAAAGTTGGAATGAGAAACATTGGGATGAGTGGGGCAGATGCGTTTCGGTCTCCCAGTATGCTTCAATCAAGAAGAAGGCTGACCTGATATTTTGGTGTTCAGTCGATGAGTTTGAAAGCGACAATCCGAAGGTCATTTTCAGGGGATGGTGCAAAGTGGACATTTATGAAGGCATGACTCCGATCCTTACTGGCAAGGAAGGTCGGCAGATCAACAATTATCAACTGGCGCAAGAACAGCTCTCCTCGCTTGAGGCTCTCAAGGAGCTTCTATGAACCGTCAGGAAATCCTTGAAGAAGCCGCCCGGTTGACCGCTGAAGACCGAAACAAGAACTATGGCGACCCCTATACCAATCACAAGCGAATTGCCGATATTTGGTCAGTAATCCTTGAACACGAAGTCACCCCATCGCAGGTTGCTCTCTGCATGGTAGGCGTGAAGATTGCTCGACTTATTGAAACCCCCACCCATCAGGATTCCTTCATCGACGGCGCGGCTTACATGGCCATCGCTGGCGAGATTTCCTGACTTAGCCAGCTCGCAGCCTACCTCGCCTTGGCTCGCTGGCTTGATGCCAAAAGACCCCTATCGCTTCGGCGGTGGGGGTCTTTTGTGCTGTACGACACGCCGAATCAATTGGAGAGAATTTGACTTGTCGGTGCTATTCTTATGCCAACAGCAGGAACTAGGTGTTCCTCACAAACGAAAGGCAACGCAAATGATTTGCGAAAAATGCAACAATGCAAAAATGACCAAGCGATTTCTTCAAGGTGGATTGACTTGGGATTACTCAGAAATTTATGAATATAAATGCCCTGAATGCGATTTCTCATTTAGAGGGGTGGCATAACATGGAAAATCTTCTTGATAGAAAAATCAAAGAAATGGCTTTAGATTTTTTTTATAGCCAAGGAATGTCTCAATCTGAAGTCAATTATTCTTATGAACGACTTCGATTCAGCATTGATCGTGGATTCTATTCTCGTGCAATTATGATCGGATTGCTCAAGTTCGCAAGGGGGCAGCGCTAATGCTAGAAATCATCTTGATCGGCTCCGCTGTCGTCATCGCGGCATTCGCATTCGTTACTTGGCTTGACAACTATCTCAATCGCAATGATGAATTCATCAGCGTCAAGGATTGGCATAACTTCCAAAACTCAATGAAGAAGGGGAACAAATAATGTTATTTCAAGTTTTTATTCTTTCGCTACTACTCGGCGCAACCATTGGCTTTCTTATCGGTGGCTTCATCGAATGGGATGCCGCCAAGGATGTTATCCGCGAATTGAAATCTGATCTTCGTATTGCTCATCAGGAAAATGATGAACTGTATGAGCATATCTACGCGCTTCGCAATCCGTCAGTTCGTGGATAAGTAATCCATGAGCTTTGCGAAGCAAAAAGGAACCGCTGCCGAGACAGCGCTCGTTCGTTACTTACAGGGGCATGGGTTTCCCAATGCTGAACGACGCGCTCTCGGTGGTGGCTCATCCGGTGAAGACCTTGGTGACATCACCGGAATTCCTTGCCTCGCAATGGAAGTCAAGAACGCGAAGACCTACAAGATTCCAGCATGGTTGAAGGAGACTGAAACCGAGCGCATCAATGCGAAGGCTGATTTCGGTCTTCTCATCATCAAGCCCAATGGAATCGGACTCACCAAGGTTGATCAATGGTGGGCAGTCATGCCAGTTGAAGCAATGATCCAGTTGCTCCGAGAGGCTGGCTACGGCGATGCCATTTGACGCGCTCTTCAACTTTCCAAAGTTTCCGAAAGCGAAGTGTGCAGAGCTTGATGACCTAGATTTCTTTTTTCCTGACTCGCAATTACAATTGGAGAACCGTTGGCCACGCATTGTGGAGTTGTGTGGCTCTTGCATTCATCAGAAAGAATGCCTCGACTATGCAGTCGAGAATCACATCGAAGACGGCGTTTGGGCAGCCACAACTGGCGATCAGCGCAAGCTCATGACATCTAAGAAGGAGGATCGGCGCAACCGTAGATTCAGGGAAATTCAATCCCTTATGACCACAGGCTTCTCAAAGGAACAAGTCGCAGCAAAGTTGGGAATTCAAATTGCCAGCGTTGACCGCACCTTGGAACGAGCGAAGCGGAAAGGCTTTCTATTATGAGTCGAAAACTTGCTTATTTGGTGCTATCCACAGTCAGCATCATGGTTTTATTTATCGTAGCAATTTTCAATGGCTTGACTCCATCCAAGCCAGCAATTCAAGTCATCACAGTCAAGGAAGCAATCACCTTGACTGAACCAGCCCGAATTGATTTATTCATCAACGAGCTGATGACTCCTCGCAAGGCAGCGTGTCTCAAGTGGATTCTCATCAAAGAGAGCCACATGAACCCACTTGCCAAGAACCCAACTTCCACCGCAAAAGGCGTTGGACAGTTGCTTGATTCAACCTACAAGAACATTGGGTTGAAACATTCAGCCGATCCATTGGCTCAAGTAATCGCAACAATCGCTTACATTTCCAAGCATTATGGAAGCGACGGAAGTTGTGCCGCCAAAGCCTTTTGGCAGAAGAACTTCTACTACTAACCAACAAACAGGGGAGCAATACAATGTCAACACAGATCAACCTTGAAATGGTCGATCTCGATCCGGCGGCAAGCGCATTCCTTGCCGCCTATATCGAGGCTCGCGTCAAGGTCAAAGAATGGGAAGAGAAGGCGGACATCGCAGCCGAGCAGGTCAAAGCTGCTCTAGGCGATGCTCAGATTGGTTTGGTCAACGGCCGAGAAGCTGTTCGCTGGACTACCGTTGAGACAAAGCGCATCGATCCCAAGAAAGTTCGTGAGCTTCTTCCGGAAAATCTATGGGAGAAGTTTGAAACTGCATCAGTTTCTCGACGCTTCATGATTGTCGAGGAGTAATGTTCACAGCCCCGGGAGATGACGCATCGGCGCTTGCAGAGAACATCAAGAAGGTCGTCGAATTTCGCTCAAACAATTCCTCGCGCTCAAAGCAAAAGGCGATTGGCTTGAGCGAGATCGGCGATCCTTGCGCTCGCAAGTTGGCCTACAAGATTCTCGATTGGCCACAGACCAATGTTTCGACTGACCCTTGGGCATCGATTCAGGGAACTGCCATCCACGCATGGTTGGCAGAGGCCTTTGAGCGTTTCAACGACAGAGACAATCCGAGATTCATGATTGAATTTCGGGTCAAAGTCACCGATGATCTCGCTGGCACTTGCGACCTTTTTGACACCGTTGATGGCATGGTTATTGACCACAAGTGCATGGGGTCAACTTCGATGAAGTCTCGCAAGAAGGATGGAATGACGATCCAGCAGCGAGTTCAAGTCAACTGCTATGGCTATGGTGTTGAGCAGATGGGCAAGGAGGTCAAGCAAGTTGCCTTGGCTTGCTACCCACTCGGCGGTCGCCTTGACGGACTCCACACCATCGTCGAGCCTTACGATCGTCAGATTGCTATCAACGCCATCGAGCGCCTTGACGGAATCAAGCTCTTGGTGTGGCAGCTCGATGTTGAGCAGAATCCAATCAACTGGGAATTGATTCCAGCAACGCCTGCATATAACTGCATTTATTGTCCGTTTTATTTGCCAAACTCCACAGACCTATCCAAAGGCTGTCCGGGTGAAGGGAACGCTGCCTAATGCCAACCTACGACTTCAAATGCCCACGATGCGGCATCACGATTGAGCAGACCCGAGGCTACGACGACGACACGCCAGCGCCTACT